AAACTATTAATATTTAGTATATTAACACTAACATATTTATTTATTGATGACTTTAGAAGTTTTACTATATTATTGTCTTTATTCCATTCATATAAATAATCGGATTCAAATATAGCTCCTAAATCTGTAAAAATACCATCTTTTCCAGCGGTTTTTACACTAAATCTAATTTTATGATTATTTTGATCTACTGGAGTATATAAATATCCACTTTTAATATTACGCTCTTTGAAAAAATTTACTAATAAAAATTCTTTCATTTTACATATACTATTTCCCTGTGTATAATGAACCTTATCTAGAATTATATCTATTTTGTCGGTAGCTTGAATAGGTGATCCATAGTAGTTATTAGCATCATTGTCATATTTACTAAGATTAATAGTAGAACTATTAGTAGAACTATTAGGTTCCAATAAACTTATTTCATTTTCAAATAGTTTAATTTGATCTGGTATTTTTATTCTTGGTTCTTTTTTATTTTTAATGAGCCAATATAATTCGTATTTTCCTTCCTTTTCACTTACAGTATACACTTGCTGATTCGTTTCATTCTGTTGAAAACCAAATTGTCTCGCACCACTTAAATACCGTTCTTTTAACTTTAACATAATATGGTTATTGTAGTATATCGGTTGAGAATAATTAACATTCTTAAAATCGGAAACGATTTCCCATATATGATAATCATAATTCATATTGATTTTACTTATTGTTTGTGTGAAAACCCCACATTTATTTTCATATGGATTATACGCAAATGGGGCTAATTCTTGATACCCAACTAAAAGCCTTGTATAAGTGGGATGCTTGGGCATAATTTTAACTTTGTCACCGAATAATATAGGTGTATTCATCTTAGCAATATCCATCGGATAGAGTATCCACTCATGCAATTGTTTATCTTCATTGGTGGAAAAAACACCTTCCATATTTTCACCTGTAGGACTGAATTTATTATAACCTTCGCGATTCCCAGTTAAATACCGATCTTCCATAGCATAACATTGAAGTAATATAGTTTGACCATACTTTAATGGAATTTCAGGTGATTTTTTTTTAACTTGAGTATTTTCAAGGGTATTTACTTTTTCTTCTATCATTTCATCTCCATCGAATTTGATTTGAACACCATTTTTTATTTCATATTCTGCTTTAGTCATACCGTTTTCTTCAAAGAATTTAATTTTATCGTGAATTTTTAAAACACTTTCTTCCTTGGAATAATTCGCGTATTGTTCTTTGTAATATTCTTTAAAATATACAATGTAGCATACAAATAATAATACACAAAATATGAATTTGTCTATTTTTCTATTGATTATTAATAACAATAGAGATATAATAAAAATAATTAAAATATTGTCCATTATATATAAATTATAGAATTATTTTTCTAATAAATTATTCATTTTCTAAATAGATACAATTACAATTACCTATTATGATACATAGGTTATTTCTAATTTGGTTTTAGGTTTTCCATCTGCATCGTGTGCTTTTATATTACCATATGCCTGTAATATATTTTCGTTATTAACAGGGGTTGTAATATTAGCCATTTTTTGTTCATCGGGAACAATTAAAAGAAATATATTATTTATTGAATGCGTGCTAACTAATTCGTTTAGAATATTACTAATATCTGGACTTTCAATAAGTCCTTCATCAGGATAAAGAACACCATTAGTATCATAATTCGTAACAGGCCATTCTATATAATCATTTGTATAAATATTACTATTAATAGTGTATTTATAATCTATAGCTGCTTTAACATCATTGTATTCACTTAATTTTATACCATATATTTTCATATGATTTTTTTGTTTTTCTTGTATTTCGTTATCAATATAAAATTTTAATTTTGCTTGACTTATATTACTTATATTACTTATATTACTTATATCAAAATTCAATAATATGATATTTTTAGATCCGTCGTATCCAAATTCTAAATCTGAACTGTCATCATATTCTTTATATTTACCTTTCCTCGAACCACTTGAATAAAATTCAACTGCCTTGGCGACTTCAATTAAGTCAGTAGTAGTTGGTCCAGAACTTGGTCTATCTTTCAATAATTCATTATAATAAATATCAAATATATTTTGCTTGGAGAAATACTCAAACAAACTATTTGTATCTAAATTAACACTATCTATATTATTTATTTTCATCATAACCATCATAATTAATATTTTTTGTAAAGGAGAGTATAATGACGACTGATTTAAATATTCGCCGTCTCTTTTTGAATATAATTCTACTTGTGTTCCTAATAATTTAGATTTGTATTTATTCAAATCGTAACTATCTGTACTATTAACTTCTATATTATGAATAGGGTCTTCAACAATAAAATCGTGACTATGGTAAAACCCACTTATTGGTTTATTGAAAAATGAAATTCGCGTATTTTTTATATTATTTTGGTTTTCTTCTTGGATTTTATTACATTTCAATTCTATTTTATCGTCTGATTTTAATAATTGCGATACATATTCATTATTTTGACACATTATTTGTTTTTCATTATATCCTGACATTTTTTCTGGGATAGTTAAACTAACAGTCGAAGGTGAAGCTGAAGGTGGTACCGGTGCTGTATAATACCCATAATTGGCCTTAACCGGAAATGTATCATTACTAGATATATTTACAAATTCGAATACCTGATTACTTTCCGGATTTAATACATTAAAAGACGCCTTCATTTTTAAGAATAAATTTTCAAGTGTGGCTAATTTATTCTCATTGGGTAAACGAATTAAATATCTACTGTTTTGTTTTATAAGGTTTAATGGTGTCTTATTTTGTTCATTGGCTAGTATTAAATTACCGTCATTAGTAATACTAATAAAAAGATTCGCCTTTATATTTTTAATATAATAATTATCGATTTCTTTGATTATATTGAATTTATATATGTCAGAAACGGAACCCGGTTGGGATGTGTGTGGTTTTTGTGAATCTTCTAACATAAACTTCTTTGATAATATGTCTAATTTGGGTTTCAAATAATTACCCGATTTTGTTAAAATAATATAATCTTTTAGGTTATTTGTTGTACTACCGTCAGTAATTGTTACATTTACAGTGCCAGACCCATCATCATTGTTCCAATTACCTTGTGGAACACTAACAGAATTCGTAGTATTAGTAAACATGACTTTTTCTGATAATTTTATTTCCCATCTTCGCGTTTCTGGATTATTGTTCCATTTTATTGTTATTAATGCGTTGTCTTGTTTAGTATATTCTGGGCGATTATTTACTAATTGTTTAAATAAATACTGTCCGTTATAGTCATCATTTCCATCTATTGTAATATTTAATAGTTTTTTTATCACGGATGGTGTATTATCTTCTATTACTGGGGAACCACTAAATACAGCATTATCAAAATATGATTTAGGCTCAGTTAATTGAGTTTTATCAAAAACTTCTTTCATCATTGGAGATAATATTGTGGTAGATGTATCTGCGTAATAGTAAATAGGAACTTTATTATATTCCAATGTCCAATAAGTTAATTTTGGATTATAATTCAATACTATTAGTGGATTATTAATATTAGTAAAACTATTTTGATTTTTGTTATATATTCCATCGAAATTTAAGTTTATGGTTTCACTCGTTGATTCGATATTGAATATATTTTTTATTTTTTGTGTTGCGTTGTTTAATTCTTCCATAGTCATAGTGTCTAGTTTAATTTCTCTATTATATAACTTTTCAATAGCATATTTAATGTGATTTTTTTCTCCATATACTAATGCAAAAATACCAACATTACTTGGTTGAGAATTATTAACAATTTCATTCACACCATTTTCTTTTAAAAACCCGATCTGTTTACCTATGTCTGAGTTGGCGTTATCCCTTACATCATCTTTTTCAGGGATAATAAATTTAAGACTTGAAACATTATTCAAATCATACACGATAGCATCTGCTTCGGGGCTAGTTAAAGTTGTTCCATCTTTACTCATATAAATCACATATATTTTGCGTTCATATGAATATGAATTGCTAGTGCTAGTGCCAGTGCCAGTGAAACCGGATATCTTTATCGAAGTGGGACTTATATTACTATTAATATTTGTTTGTTCGTAATTTCCTAATTCAGTATCGGTTTTGTTAATATCAAATGAAAAATTGCTTAATATACTATTTTCGACAACAGTAGGTGTTTGCCCTGTCTTAGGTATGATGTCATTAAATACACTGGAAGAATTTAAGTATTCTGCATAAGATTGATTATAATCAGAAGAGTTTAATTCACAACAATGAAAATTCTGTGTAAAGGTATTATCGTCAACATCATATGACATACCTTTTAAATAATGTCCGGTAGGACATCCCAATGTTTTGTTAGCAAATACATCGTCACTTAACTCACTATATGGTGTTGTTTGTTTTACGATTTTACATTGTTCTATTTTATTAAATGTATTCCCTTGAGAAAAAACAAACTTATTAGAATTAGCAGCGTCCTGGAATTCCATATATTCTTCTTTAATTTTTTTTAATATATCGTGAACCATCTTTATTTTCATTGATATGACATCCCCATCTTTTATATCAAGATATTCTTTTTTTATTAATGTATTGTGGACTTTATCGTATAAATCTTTTATTATATCATCTTCGTAACCTATTTTATTAAATAATTGTATAAATATATTGAAATCGATGTTCTTAAGGTGGTAAATGAGTTGACCTACTGTATCGTGTTTATGGCTAATATTATATACATTTTGTTTTGTAACGAATTCCCATTGTGGGGTTCCATTAACCGTTAATTCCCTTTTAATAGTATTTAAGTTAACATCAGTTAGGTCTTTAATATAGGTCTTAAAATCATCTAAAACCATTTTTAATGATTCCTTGGTCATATCTTTATTTTCACAAATTACCGATGTGTCTACACATAATGTATTCCAATTATTACTTGTTAAATTAACTGTATCCAGTTGATTGGGTACGTAATTCTGAAAACTTTCTACTTTATTATAACTGTTTATGTATAGTTGTCCGTTTTTTGATAATAACACATTACTATTATTGACTCTTTGGTAATATAAAAAAAGAGCAATAAGTATTAATGATATTGGTAGATATTTTCTATTTATGAATACCAATGATAAACAAAAAATAATAAACAAATATGTTGGTATTTCCATAATATTAAATATATACAATATTATTTTTTCTTTTTTACTATATCCATACACATTGCTTTTGTAAGTTCCTTTGGATCAGTTTTACCATAAATCTTGTAGTTTTTATTTTTATAATTTATATATGGACCATATTTACCATTCATTATTGTCATATCATCGCCAAATTTGTTTATAACATTAGACGGTCCCTTTTCGATGTCTTGTTTTTTAACTATATTCAAACAGGTCTCCAAGTTTATATCTTCTTCTACATTCGATAAACTATAATTCTTAGCATTATAACTAAAGTATAAACCAAATTTACCTTTCTTCACAGTTATTTGATCGGATAATTTCATAGGATATTTCAGCATAGTTAGTGCCGTTTCTAGTGTCATATCTTCTACCTTTATTTCTTTTAAAGGCACGAAAATATTATTATGTTTCAA